TTTCAATAGGATCAAGTGCATCTAATGGTGTTTTAAATCCAGTTAATCCTCCAGTAAACGTATATAAAGATTCAGTATATACTTTCGATTTATCAGATTCTTCTTTAGCATATACTAAAGGTACAATATCTTATCCTGCATTTGATTTCCAATTGTATGCTGATAGTTCTTGCACTAAGGAATGGAATAAAAATCCTCATACTGAAGAATTCCAAGTTAAAAAATCTGGAAGAGTTGGAATTGATACGAACGCTAAACTTGAATTAACTGTTGATAAGTATATACCAGAAACTTTATATTATCGTCTTGTTCCTGTATTTGAGAATGATTTGCCGATAGAAAAGGAAGAAGTTGATGTAGATAATTCTGTTCTTAATGGGCATCAAATAGATAGCTATAAGAGTGTATATAGTGGATTATTTGAAGTTTCTAATGAATTAGTAACACTTGGTGCAGCTTCAACAAATAATTTCACATATACTATTGGAGATTATCCAGAAAAGGTATCATATGCTGGAACTACATCAGATTTAAGTTATAGAACTAATTCTAAGACTGCTTTAGGTCCTATAGCTGCATTTAGTATAATTGATGGTGGAAAAAATTATTATTCACTTCCTGGGATTACATCAGTTATTTCACAAGAAGGTGTTTCATGTATCGCAGAAACTGGGAGTATTGGTATTGGTAAAATCACTAGAACTGAAATTCAAAATATTGGATTTAATTTCCCTTCAGATCCAACATTGGAACCAAGTGTAGCATTACCACAAATTGTAAGAATAAAAGAATTTGCTAGTGTTGAATCTGTAGCAATTACTTCAGTTGGAAGGGGATATTCTTCTGCTCCAAAATTACTTTTATTTGATGGTAAAACAAATGAATTAGATCCTGATATAGATTTTAACTATGATATTAAAAATCAGAGAATATCTATTCTTAAAAATACTTACGGAATTCATAACGTAACTCCAAAAATTCTTCCTACACATAATACTAATGGTATAGGAATTAATACAATTGATTTTAATAGTACAACTAAAGATGTAACTGTTACTTTAAATGTAGGATATACTACTTCAGGATCTTTCCCACTAGAATTAGGCGATAAAGTTTTAATTGAAAATATTAGTGTTGGGATAGGATCAACAGGAAAAGGATATAATTCATCTGATTATAATTACAAACTTTTCACCATAAATGCAATTGATGAAAATATTGGTGGAATAGGAACAGTTACATATAGTCTTGCTGACGAATTATCTGATGGAGAAGTTCCTGGTGTTTATCTGAATGCAAGTTCTTCTGGAAGAATTGTACCAGAAAAATATTTCCCAGTTTTTAATACTGCTCTTAAGCAAAATGACTATTTACAAGGCGAGGAAGTAGTATCTAAAGATCTTTTGGGAGGTGATGTAAAAGGTATTGTTGATAGATGGGATAAGAAAATTGGAATGTTAAAAATTGCGACTACAGATGCATTCTATAAAGATAAAACTATTATTGGAAAGTCTTCCCATACTCATGGACGTGCTGCTAAAATACAAACATTTGCTGCTGATCTTGATTATGGTGCTTTCTGTAAGAGATTTCATGGTTGGGAAACTGACTCAGGATTCCTTAATTCTAGATTACAAAGAATAGAAGATAGTCTTTATTATCAAAATTTCTCATATTCATTAAAATCTCAAATTGATTTTGATACTTGGAGTGATCCCGTAAGTTCATTAAATCATGCATCTGGGTTTAAAAAATTCTCCGATCTTCAAGTAGAAAGTGAAGTTTTGGGAGAATTGACTGTTGGGTTATCTACAGAAAAAACTGTGGTTAATTCTGTTCATGATCTCTCCTCTATTGTTAGTATGCATTCTGTATCAGACTTTGATCTAGTTAAAGAAAATTCTAGACAAGTTTCTGGTACTATTATATCTGATGAAGTAATTTTTGCTAATAGAATTTTAACTGATTATGAGGAGTCTGTAAGTAATAGAGTTCTTACTATAGATGATATGAGTGGATTATTTAATAGTAATCCTAGAGCAACAGTTTATAGTATAATTGATACATTTACTCTAACTGAGCATAGAGCAAAGAAATATTTTGCACTAATTAAAGACCAAAGATATACAGGGCAAAGACAATTAATGATAGTTGATCTTATGCATGATGGTACTTTTGGTTATATTAACCAATATGCAAAGATTGATAATGTTTATGATCTAGGTACATTTGATTTCCAAGTTTCTGGTACAGAAGGACAAGTATTATTCTATCCAACAAGATTTAAGAAAAATGATTATTACGTTGCTACTTTATCTTATAATTTAGATGATAATTATCTAGGTATAGGTACTACAAGTTTTGGATGTGTTTATATTGATTCAACAAGTACAAAAGTTGCAACTGGAACAACTACTACAGTTGTAGGTTTAGGTACAACATATCGTTCTGCTAAGATTTTAGTTAGTGTAACACCTGATGCTGGTGGAGATGGGGAAACTATTAATAGTGAAGATTGGGAATTTGAAGAAATTAATTTACTTCATAATGGAAGTGAGGTAGATATTCTAGAATATGGTGAAATGGTTACAAATTCTGCGAACCTTGCTCAAGGATTTGGAACTTACTCTGCTTATATTGAGAGTGGAACAGTTAAACTTGATTTCCATCCAAATGCTGGAATTGGAACTACTTGTATAGTTAATACCATGCAAGTGGCAATTGGAAATACTACTACTGGAATCGGAACTGTTAGTATGAAACATGCTCTTATCGAATCAAGAGTTAATACAATTTCTTCTTCTGGATCCCCTGTTCCTGTTGGTATTGCAAGTTTCCCAACTCAATTTAACCCTGAAACTGATGGTTATGATGGTGCTTATGTTTTAGTTCAAGCTACTGACACTACAAATAATGAACACCAATTATCAGAATTCTTTGTCTTAGAAGATTATAGTGAAGAGAGTGGAATTGGAACTGCTTATGATACTGAATGGGCAAATATAGAAACTCTTTCAGGATTAGGTACTATTGGAAGCAGATTACAAAAGAATCAAGGTGGTGTTTCTTACTGTGAGATTACATTTACACCGAATGCAAATATTGGATGTCAGGTTAATACTTATATGAATGCATTGAAGATTCAGGATGATGACAAAGATACTATTGAGTTTAATAATGGTACTATTGAAACAAATTATGGTACTTATAGAGGAACTCTTAATGATATTAAGAGATCTTTTGATTTAACACATAATAATACTGAAATATTCAATACAGATTTTGTAGGAAATGATACTTCAATTGTGAGTGTTGCTTCAAGTAGTATAACGATACCAAATCACTTCTTTGTTAGTGGTGAACAAGTTAAGTATGTTCATGCTGGTATTGGTGCTACGCAAGCTATTGGAATTAGTTCAGCATCCTTTGTTGGGGTTGGTACAACTGATAAAGTACCTAGTGATGTATATGTTATTAAGGTTGATGATAATACGATTAGATTAGCATCTAGTGCAGAAAATGCTCTTAAAACTATACCAGAAGCATTAGACTTTAGTAGTGTTGGTATTGGAACATCTCATAGATTTGTAGCAACTAATCAGAATTCTAAAGTTGTTCTTGCTCTTGATAATGTTATTCAGTCACCAGTTGTTGCAACAGCAGTTACTTCTCATCTTTCTAACATTGTATTTACAACAGATGATTTACTTTATTTCAGTGGAATTACGTCATTCTTTGCTGAAGATTTAGTTAGACTTGGTGCTGGTACTACTGGTGAAATTGTACAAATTACTGCGGTTGGTGTTGGTGCTACTAATGCAATGAGAGTAGATAGAGGATGGATGGGAACACCTCTTGTAGGATATGCCACTGATACTATTGTAACAAAGGTTATTGGTGCTTATAATATTGTCCAGAATACTTTAAACTTTGTTGATGCTCCAGTTGGAAATACTCCATTAAGTACCGATACTAATTATCCAGATGATAGAGATTGGACTGGTATTTCTACTGGATATAGTTTCCAAGGTAGAATGTTTATGCGTTCTGGAATTACTGGTGGGTCAAATGAAGCATATTCTTCTAATTATATTATTGATAGTATTTCCAATCAATTTAATGGAATTAGAAATCAATTTGATTTAAAAGTTAATGGTTCTGACTTTGTAGGAATATCAACAGGTGCTTTAATTTTAGTTAATAGTGTTGTTCAGGGAAGAGGAGCAACTTATGATTATACCTTTGATGATACTGCAGGAATTACTACATTAACATTTGTAGGTAATGCAAAAACAATTAAGGATGATGTTGGAATATCAACTTTCCCTGTTGGTGGTATTATAGTTTCTGTTGGTTCTACTGAAGGATTTGGATATCAACCACTAATTTCTGCTGGCGCAACTGCAGTGGTTTCGTCTGGTGGAACAATCGCATCTATTAGTATTGGAAATAGTGGTTCTGGATATAGAGCAGGAATTCAAACAGTAAATGTTGGAATAAGTTCACAGGGTAAGAATGCAACTTACTTTACTGGTATTGCTACAGCAATAATCAATAATGGTTATATTACTGGTATTAGTTCAGTTACGGGAGTTGGTACATTAGCACTCTACAGTCAATCTAGTCCTCCTCTTATTAAGATTGATGCACCACTTTCTTATTCAGATTTACCCTTAATCTATAGTTCAGATTCTGTATTGGGAGTAGGATCTACTGCAATTGTTGATGTAGTTGTTGGTCAAGGATCTAGTGTAATTTCATTTAATATTAAGAATAGAGGATATGGTTATGGTAATGGTGAAATTCTAACAGTTCCTGTAGGTGGATTGACTGGTATTCCAACAACTGCTGATTTTGGATCAAAAGAATTTCAACTTACAATTGATGATGTCTTTAGTGATGAAATGACTGGATGGAATTTTGGTCAACTAGAGATGATGGATAAAATAGAAGATTTATTTGATGGATCTACTGTTACTTTCCAATTAAAGAAAGCTAATAATGTAGTATCTATTTTATCTGGTGAAGGATCTAAAATTAATGTCCAAGATGTTCTTTTAATATTTGTAAATGACATACTTCAAATTCCTGGTAAAGCATATACCTTTACTGGAGGAAGTATATTAACCTTCACAGAAGCACCTAAACCAGGTGATACATGTAAAATCATGTTCTATAAGGGAACTGCTGGAGTAGATGTTAATTCAGTTCCAGTATTAGAAACTGTTAAACCAGGTGATGATATAATATTAGGATATGATGCTTCTACAGGTCAACCAGATTACCTTCAAGAAGATCCTAGAGAAGTTACTACTGTAACAGCTACAGATTCTATTGTTTCAACACCATACTTTGGACCAGGAAATACTCAAGATGCAGATTTAATGAGACCTGTTGTTTGGGTACGCCAAACTGAAGATAGGATTATTAACGAGCAGGAAATTGCTAAAGATAGAGAAATATATGAACCAAATATTCAACCATCAGCATATGTTATTAAAACTGTTGGTGTAGGATCAACTGCAATTTATGTTGATAGTGTAAGACCATTTTTCGATCCTAAGAATGAGAGTGGTATTAGTCTTAATTTCCAAGATAAGATTGCTTTTGTTGGTCAAGAGACTAAAACTGGTGCTGCTGCTACTGCTATAGTTTCTGGTCTAGGAACTATATCATCTATAGTAATATCAGACGGTGGAGTGGGTTATACTACTGCAACAGTAAGTATTGGTAATACAATGATGGGTGGTGTTGGTATTGGTTCAACTACTACTGCTTTTGGATCAGTTACAATTGGTGCTGCTGGAACTATAACTGGTATTGCTATTACTAATCCTGGTTATGGATATACTACTGATAGTCCTCCACAAGTTCTTATTTCTCCTCCTGCTTCTGTTGATGAAATTGATAATGTTAGTAGTTATGTTGGTGATACTGGTGTAATTGTTGGGTTTGGAACTACAACTAGTAATCAGATTATGTTTGATCTTCATATTCCATATGATTCTGAATTGAGAAATACTAATCGTGTTGCAACTGCTGTTAGTTTAAGTTCTTTAAGTGTAAATGATTATTTTGTTGTTACTAACTCTACCGTTGGTGTTGCGACTACATCTATGATTTCTCTAGATGGTTCCAGTACACTTGGAATAGCAACTCATTTTGCTGATACTGTGTATAAAGTAACGGCAGCTGTTAGTATATCAACATCTGTTTCTGGCGTATCTACATATGTTAGAAGAGTTACAGTTGGAGTTGGATCAACCCCATCTGGTTGGTATGGAACTGTTGGAGTTAGAACTTCTGATTTCTATGGTGATTATAGTTGGGGATTGATTACCCTACCTTCAAGGTCTGGTATAAATTCTTTCCAAGCATATAATCAAAATGGTATAGGAGTTGCTCAAAGTAGCTTCTCAGTTGGTGATTTTGCTGGAATAGGTCTTCCAGTTGGAATAGTTACTGTTATTCCTGCTACTGGTATTCATACTTCTGCTGTGGTACAGAGATATGCTTCTCTTAAGTATAAAAACTATACCGTGTAATCTTTGATAAATAAATAAAAAATATCTGTCATCAAATGTCTGCTATTATAACTGATCAAATTAGAATCTTAAATGCAAAGAACTTTGTTGCTGGAGTATCTACTGATGCTAAGTCATATTATTCATTTGTAGGATTATCTAATCCTACGGATATTCAAAGTGATTGGGATACAAGTCCTCCAGCTCCTAAAGACAACTTTACTGAAGAATCTGATTATTGGGATACAATGATTGCATTAAAGAAAATTAATGCAGATGATGTTAGACAGGTAGTTCCAAAGAGACTTTGGGTATCTGGAACAACATATGATATGTATCGTCAAAATATTAGTAGGTCAAATCCTGCTAAAGTTTCTGGTGCTACAAATTTATATTCCTCCAATTATTTTGTAGTAAATGAGGATTATAGGGTTTATGAATGTCTTCAGAATGGTACAGATCCAGATAATCCAAGTGGTAGACCTTCATTAGATCAACCACTTTTCACTGATTTAGAACCAAGAAACGCTGGAAGTAGTGGTGATGGATATATTTGGAAATATCTTTTTACTATTAAACCATCAGATATTATAAAATTTGAATCATCAGATTTTGTTCCTGTTCCTGTTGAATGGGATATTAGTATTGTCAATGCTCCTATAAGAAATAATGCTGTAGATGGATCTATTAAAATTGCAACAATAACTGACCGTGGTGTTGGTGTTGGAACTGCAAATAGAACTTATACTGGTGTTCCTATTCGAGGTGATGGTGATGGTGCTGAATGTACAATAATTGTTGATGCAGATCAGCAAGTTGAATCAGTAACAATTTCTAATCAAGGATCTGGATATACTTACGGGAATGTTGATTTAATTGCTGGTGGAGTTCCTACTGGTACAACAAGACCGACTTTTGATGTTATTATTTCTCCTCAAGGAGGTCATGGTTCTGATATCTATAGAGAATTGGGTGCTATGAATGTTATGATGTATTCTAGGATTGAGAATGATAATGAAAATCCAGATTTTATAACAGGAAATCAAATTGCTAGAGTAGGTATTGTTGAAGATCCATTATCAACAGGAGAAGCACTTTTAACTGTCGATAAAGCAAGCGTTTTAAATGCTCTTATATTAACAGGAACTGGTTATAGTACAGCAACATTTACAGCAGATTCTTATTTCGAACAACTAATTGGTACTGGAGTTACTGCTGTTGGAAGAGTTGTAAATTATGATCCAGTTACTGGAGTATTAAAGTTTTGGCAAGATAGAACTCTTGCAGGGTTTAATACAGTTGGTACTGCACAAACATCTCCAACTTGGGGATTTAATTTAAATCAATTTACTAGTTCTCCTGATGGTGGTGGAAATTTAACAATTGTACCAACAACTGGATCGAATTTAGCTATTGCTACTGTTTTTTCTGGTGTATCCACCACTATAAATAGTAGGACATATTACCTTGGACAAGAATTTTCCGAAGGTATTTCTGGCCCTGAAGTTAAAAAATATTCAGGAAGTATAATTTATGTTGATAATAGACCTGCCATAGTAAGGTCTGAAAATCAAAAAGAAGATATTAAAGTCATTTTGCAATTTTAAAGGACGACTATGCCACTACAAACTAACCTCAATGTATCGCCGTACTTTGACGATTTTCAGGCAACTGATGATTTTGCAAAAGTCTTGTTTAAGCCTGGTTACCCAGTACAAGCGAGAGAATTAACAACCCTCCAATCTATTTTACAGAATCAGATTGAAAAATTTGGTAAACATTTCTTTAAAGAAGGTGCTAAAGTAATTCCAGGAAATATTGGATATAATCAAATATATAGAGGTATACAGCTTAATAATAATTTTCAAGGGGTTCCTGTCTCTGCTTATGCAGACCAACTGGTTGGAGCTAAAATTACTGGAGTAAGTTCTGGTGTTACTGCGATTGTTGATAGAGTTTTATCTCCTGCAGAATCAGAAAGATCACAACTTACTCTTTATGTGAATTATATAGGTTCTAGTACTACTGATAATCTAAGTCAAGTATTTGATAGTGGAGAAGAGTTATTTAGTAATACAACAATATTATCTGGTCTGCTTGGTAATACAACAATAGAAGCAGGTACTCCATTTGCTTCTACATTCCCTGTTAATGCTGCAATTACTGGTGCATCCTTTCAGATTGAAGAAGGTGTATATTTCTTTCATGGACAATTTGTAACAGTCAATAAAGAAACAATTTTACTAGATCAATATACTAATGTATCAAATTGGAGAGTTGGATTATTTGTTACTGAAGAAATAATTAATGCAGATATAGATGAATCTTTAAATGATAATTCTCAAGGGTTTAATAATTATGCAGCACCAGGTGCTGATAGATTAAAAATTACTGCTGGTTTATTTAAAAAACGTCTTGGTGATTTCTCAGATGATATAGGCGGAAATCCAACTCCAGCTCCAAGTCCTGTTGTTTCTGCATTAACTGCAGCTCCTACTACTACTAGTACACAGATGCAAGGAGGGGCACCTACTGGACCTGCTCCAGGAACTGTTGGTGGAGATAATATTACTACTACTAATGTTACTAATGTTACTAATGTTACCAATCAAAATATTACTAATATTACTCAAGGATTAACAAACGTTACTGTTAATATTGATGAAAGTGTTGGTGATGTTATTAGTAACAGTAATATTACTAATATTTCTAATAATACAGTTGTGCAAGCACCAACTGCTGGTGGTGGATATTTCTGTGAATTAGCTAAGATAGAAAATGGTGTTATTATAACGGTAAGAAAAGCAAAAGATGATTATGCTGGCAATTTCTTAGAAATTCTTGCTAGAAGAACATATGCAGAATCTGGAGATTATTATGTAAAACCATTTGTTGCAACTTTAAAAAATTCCTTTAATAATGGAATGGGTAATGGTGGAATTTATACAGGAAATCAAATTACTGCTGGTGGTGCTACTCCAACAGATAATTTAGCATTATATAAACTTGCTCCAGGTAAAGCTTTTGTTCGTGGTTGGGAAATAGAGACAATTAGTTCTACTTTTTTAGATTGTCCTAAACCAAGAACAACAAAAGTTATAGAAAAGCAATCAATACAATATAATACTGGACCAACTTTAGATTTAAACAATGTTTTTAGATCACCTACTATAGGAATTGGAAATACTTATTATTTAAGTTTAAGAGATACAAGAAAGAGTGATGATGGTAATGAATTAGTAGGAAATGAAATTGGTCTTGCTAGGATTTATGATTTTAGATTAGAAGGTGGATCATATAAATCTACAACTAATGGAGCAGCAAATGATTGGGCTGCTTGTTTATATGATGTTCAGACTACAACTGAGATAGCTCTTAATACACCAACTACTTTGACAGTACCTACTTTTGTTACTGGGCAAAGTAGTGGAGCAACTGCTTTCCTTAAAGATGCTGTTACTGCTGGAACAGCATTAACTTGCTATGAAGTAACTGGAGATTTTATAAACAATGAAAGTCTTAGTTTTGATACAGATCAAAATATTAATAGAATTGCTGTAGCTGTTACTGCTCACACTTTATCGGATGTGAGGTCTGTATATGGAAGCACTAATGGTCAAAATGGTGTACTTGGAATTAATACATTTACTGCAGATACAATACAATCAACTTCATATAATGTTGGTATTGCAACATTAACTAAAAGGGTAAATAATACTCATGCTGCAACTGGTATATCTACCATAGTATCACCCAATGCTACATTCTTGAAATTAGCAAAACCAGATATGTTGGTTTCATATACAAATCCAGAAGCTGCTTGGACACCAACTTATAGTAAAATTGTTGAGGTAGGTTCTGGAATCAGTACTACAACTAACTACGTAACTGTTAAGAGATTGTATAGTGTTCCAACAGTAATGCGTGGTGAGTTACCATCTTCAGATATTGAAGTTAATGATTTAAAACTTATTGGAACAAAGAATGCAATAAATCCAGATTCTAGTCTTTATACTGTATTACCCAAAGAAAATATTGCTACTGTTGATTTAACTGATTCATATATTACTATAAGAAAAACTTTTGAGGTTGATATTGCAAGTAATCAACTTTCAGCACAAGTTGCAGCAGGATTAAATGAGGCATTTTTACCTTTTGATGAAGAAAGATATTCTATAATAAGATCTGATGGAACTATTGAACCTCTAACTGCTGATAAGATATCACTTACTGCAGATGGTTCGTTATTACAATTCTTTGATCTTGGTAGTGCAGATACTGGTGCTCAACTTGTTGCTACCTTGAAAAAGGAAAAACCAGTTCCAAAAAGAAAAGTACTTAATAGGGTTAATTCTATTATTGTTGATAAATCTAATAATTCAGCATCTGGTATTGGTACAACATCATTAGATGATGGATTAACTTTTGGTAATTATCCATTCGGTACTAAAGTTCAAGATAAACATATATCATTAAATTATCCAGATATTGTTAAAATTTGGGGAATATACGAATCTGCAGATACTAATAATCCTTCATGCCCACAAGCAGCGATAACTGCAATAAAAAATACAACAGGAACAACTTCAGGATTTATAATAGGAGAAAGGATAACAGGGCAGAATAGTGGTGCTATTGCTGTTGTTACGGAAAAAGTAAATGATCTTACATTAGGATATATTCGTGAAAATAAAGTAGATTTTACTGAAGGTGAACCTATAATTGCTGCTGAATCTGCTAGTGAAGCAGTCATATCCACTTTAACTGATCCTAGTTATGAAGTAACTGATGGATATGAGTGGAAAAAAGGTCAGGAAAATACTTTCTGGGATTATGCTAAAGTAGTGAGAAAAGATAAAACTACTACACCAGATAGACAGTTAAAAATTTATTTCCAGAATGCTTATTATGAATCTACAGATAATGGTGATATTGTTACTGTAGAGTCTTATGATGCAATAAATTATAAAGATATAGGTTCAGTTAATGGTCATCGTAATTCTGATATTATTGACATAAGACCTAGAGTATCTAATTATACTGTTTCTGCAGGTGTAAGATCTCCATTGGAATTCCTTGGAAGAAATTTTAAGGTAGATGGGCAAAATCCACCAAATATATTAGCTTCTGATGAAGTTTTACAGACAACATTTTCTTTCTATTTGGGAAGAATTGATAGAATTTTCTTATCTAAAACTGGAGAATTTATTCTTAAAACTGGAGTTCCTGCTGAAAAACCAGAAAGACCAGGTCCTGTAGAAGATGCTATAGAAATTTGTCAAGCAACTTTACCCCCATATTTGTTCCATGTTGACCATGCTACTTTAAACTTCTTTAAGTATAAGAGATATCAAATGAAAGATATTAAAAAACTTGAAGATAGAATTCGTAATCTTGAGTATTATACTACACTTTCAATGTTGGAAGTGCAGACTGCAAATATGTTTGTTCCAGATGGTGATGGACTCAATAGATTTAAATCTGGATTATTTGTAGATAATTTTACATCATTTGTAACACAAGAATCTCTTCCAGAGATTGGAATTCGAAATAGTATTGATCGGGATCGTAAAGAACTTAGACCAAGACACTATACTAATTCGGTAGATCTAATGCTTGGTCCTGTAAGTGATGGGGATCAAGATACAACATTAGATACAGAATTTACACAAATTGAAGGAAATAATGTAAGAAGAGATAATAATATCATATCTTTAGATTATTCTGAAGTTGAGTATATAAATCAAGCATTTGCAACAAGATCTGAAAGTGTAACTCCGTTTCTTATTAGTTTCTGGCAAGGAACTATGGAGTTAACTCCATCATCAGATACTTGGGTAGATACTGTTAAATTAGAAGCAAAAATTACCGAACAAATGGGTAATTATGCGGATACAATGAAAATGGCACAAGAGGAATTTGGAGTTGATCCTCAAAATGGATTTGGTCCAATGGTTTGGGGTTCTTGGGAGACAAATTGGACAGGGACTAAGATGGATATCGTTGATGTTCAAAAGAGCGAAGGAAAGTATATTTCAGGTCTATTAAATGGTACTCATTTTGTTAATGGTGCTCACACTGTAAACTTTAACGCTGGACAAGGATATGGTGGTTCTCATGTAAAAGTTTATGGAGATATGGTTTTCGAAGAAATTGAAACCACTACATCAAAAGAATTTAAAACTGGTATAAAGCAAAGGTCGGGACGACAAACTACGGTTACTGAACAAATTGATACTATAAATCTTGGTGAAAAAGTAGTAGGTACAGAACTTACTCCATATATGAGAAGAAGAAATATTAAATTTGAAGCTCAAAGAATGAAACCTCTTACAAGGTTATATGCTTTCTTTGATGGAGAAGATGTTACTAACTGGTGTTTCCCTAAAATTCTTGAAATTACTATGACCAAAGGTGTTTTCGTACCTGGTGAAACACTTAAAGCATTTGCTAAAGGTCAATCAGGAAGACACGTACACATGAAGACTTGTAATATTAATCATAAACATGGTCCTAGAACAGCACCCACTGAAGTTTATACATCAAACCCATATACTAACCAAGATATGGAAACTTCATATTCTAGTACTTCAACTATATTAAACATAGATATAAACGCTCTAGCAAATAAAACTAAAGGTAATTTCTTTGGTCGTATTCAAACAGGACAAACGATTAAAGGTGGTACGAGTGGAGCACTAGCAAAAGTTACTGATGTTAGATTGATTTCAGATATATCTGCAGATTGTATTGGATGCTTCTATATACCAGAACCCCATAAGAAGAATCATCCAAAATATGAAGCTGGTGTAAAGACCCTTACTTTAATTAATGATACAGATAATGATGTTAATTTTGCAACAACTGTTACAGAAGAAGCATACAGATCTCAAGGAACAATTGAGAAAGTTCAGGAAGAAATTATTTCTGTAAGAAATGCTAGAATTGAGCATAAACAAGAGTTTAAAGCAGAGTATGTTGAAAAAGCTACTGGACTTGAGGTAGTAGATTCTAGAGTTGTTGGTCAAGTAACTAGAAGTGATCAAATTGTTGGTTGGTATGATCCACTTGCACAATCATTCTTAGTTGAAGATAGTACTGGAGTATATGTAACAAGTTGTGATATTTTCTTTAGATCAAAGGATAATGAGAGTGTTCCTATGGTCTTCCAGATAAGATCAATGAATAATGGTACACCTACCTCAAAAATATTACCTTTTTCAGAAATTGTTGTAAAACCAAACCAAATTACAACATCTGCTGATGGTTCTGTTGCTACAAATATTGCATTTAAAGCACCTGTTTATCTTGAAGGTAATCAGGAATATGCTATTGCATTAGCATCTAATTCTACTCAATATAGTGTTTATGTTTCTAGAGTTGGTGAAACTGATTTACTAACAAACTCATTTATTTCTAACCAACCCTATTTGGGATCAATGTTTAAGTCTCAAAATGCTTCTACATGGGAACCAAGTCAATGGGAAGATCTTAAATTTACTATGTACAGAGCAGATTTCTTAGAATCTGGATCTTTAGAATTATATAATCCACCTTTAGATCAAGGAAACGAACAAATTCCAGATTTAATGCCTAATTCTTTAAATATAATCTCAAAACAAGTTAGAGTTGGACTTGGAACTACTGTTGCTGATACTGCCTTGTTAAATGGACGTAAAATTTCTCAAGATTCGAGTGGATCAGAAATTGCAAGTGGAGTTTTAATAGGAGTTGCTGGTGCTGCATCTGGAGCAATGGGTGTTTCAAATGCAGGTATTGGATATACTCCTGCTGATGGATCTAGAACAGTTACTGGAGTAAACTTAGTAACTCAGGTTGGACAGGGAAGGGGCGCACAAGGAACAGTTGTTATACAGGATGGAGTAGTATCATCTGCAACTATCACAGCTGGTGGTTCTGGATATCAAGTTGGTGATGTAGTTGGATTCACTACTTTAGGTGTCAATACTGTTGGTAGAGACGCAAAATTAACAATTATTGGAATTGGTCTCACTAGTGAATTGGTTGTGAATAGAGTTCAGGGTGATTTCACTATTGGTGCTGGTAAGACTATAATGTTGACCAATGCCGCAGGAAATATAAATGCATTAAATGCGGGATATGGTGGAGATGTTCAGGTATCTTCTCTAAAAGAAGTTACTGATGGATTACATATAAAAGTTGATCATCAGAATCATGGAATGTATTTTGAAGATAATTTAGTTCAAATTTCTATGGCAGATCCTGATGTCAAACCTACAAGATTAACTGTTGGTATAGATGATGATAATAATACATCTCTTCAAGTAGATAATGGTACTATATTTGAGAATTTTGAAGGTGTTGGAATAGGAACTACTAATTATGGATATCTTAGAATTGGAGATGGTGATGATCAAGAAATTGTTTCTTATGAAACTGTTACAGGTAATACTATAGGAATAACCACTAGAGGAGTGTTTAATATACATGGAGCTAGCGGTAGTGGCGAACCTTGGGATGCTGGAACTCCAGTTTATAGATATGAACTTGGAGGAGTTTCTTTAGCTAGAATTAATAAAATTCATTCATTAGCAGATTCTGATTTGGCAAATTCAATTAAATTTGATTCATATCATGTTAAAGTTGATATGACAGAAAATGGAACAGATAGAAGTTCTTCTGCTGGATATGGTAAATTGTTCTTAGGGTCAACTAAATCTTGTGGTGGAAATAATATTCATGCTTCACAAAATATGCCATTCGAAGTAATTACTCCATTAGTTGAGAATTTAACTATACGTGGAACTTCTGTTACTGCTGCGGTAAGAACAACTACTGCACAGAGTATGAGTGGAAATGAAATTCCTTGGGTTGATAATGGGTTTGAATCTGTAGAGTTAAATGAAGTGAATTATATGAGTACTCCAAGACTAATTGCATCTACAGTTAATGAGAATGTCAAATTAACTAACATTCCAGGAAACAAGTCATTTAATATGACATTAGATCTTAATACTACTGATAGTAGATTAAGTCCTATGATTGATGCTGAAAGAATGAGTATTATTACAACATCAAATAGAGTTAATTCTGAAATTACAGATTATATTAATGATCAAAGAGCGAATAGTATTTTAGCAGATCCAACAGCATGTCAATACGTTTCTAAAGAAATTGTATTAGAAGAGTCTGCAAGTTCTATTAAAATTTTAGTGGATTCATATATTAACAATGAATGTGATATTAGAGCTTTCTATTACATTGCTAATGAAAGTGGATTAACTCCAACATTCGTTCCTTTCCCAGGATATTTGAATTATGATGTTAACGGTGATGTAATTTCTGCTAAGAATAATTCTGGTTTACCTGATCAGCGTGTTATCAAATCAAACGATTATGGATTCACATCAGGAGACTTGGGATTCGCTGAATATGAATTTACTGCTGATAATTTACCTAGTTTTAGGAATTATAGAATTAAACTCATATTAACTTCAACTAATCAGGTATACGTTCCTAGAATTAAAAGTTTACGTGTAATGGCATTAGCATAATATGGATGATTTTTATAAAGTTGAGGGTCATAGAGATCTTGCTAGAGATCCAAAAACTGGAGCAATTATTAACGTGAATTCTAGAGATTACCAAAAATATGTTACTCAACGTAGCGTAAAAGAGAAAAAGAATCAAAATCTTGATTCTATGAAAAATGATCTTGATTCTTTAAAAGGTGAGATGAACGAAATTAAATCACTACTAAGGGAGTTAGTCAATGGCAAGTAAGAATGTAACATTCGATCCAGATGCTGGAGTTCCATATGCAGCTAATTTGACCATTTATGGTGGTTCTAATTTTAGTGCAACATATAATGT